ATCAAATGGTATATAAAAATGTGCTACTAATGTTTGTAACTTTTCAAATTCTGCTCTCGTTAAAAAATCTTCTATTTGAAAAATTTTATAAGGAAAATCTATCATACGAATAAATATTACTTATATTGTATTTGTGAGAACCCATCTATTTTTTTAATCTCAACCAAAGTATCTACAATATCTCGCATTGCATCCAAATGAGAAATGATATTAATAAAATCAAATTGTGTTTTAAGATAATCAAACATCATAAAGATAGATTGTAAATTATCGCTATCTAATGTACCAAATCCTTCATCAATCACTAAGAAATTAGGACGAGGTAAATTACATACATTAATAAGTGCAACTCTGATTGCCAATCCACTAATAAACTTCTCCATACCACTACACATTTCCAATGGCCAATGTTGATCCTCATATACAATCCTAGCGTTCACATTTTTACCACTCATATCAAATACGATACCAAACTCTACAATTTGTTGTAAAATGTTATTAACCTCACCTTCTATCACAGGTAGAGCCTTTGCAATTAATTCATATGATACACCATCTCTCTTAACTGCATCTAAGTAATATTCATAGATTTTGAACTGCTCTTCCAATCCTTTTGCTTCTTCCATCTTATCTACAACTGATTGGATATAACCTTTTGTTTTTGCTATATCTGCATTTGCACTCAATAACTTTTGATTAATTTCTCTTAAATCTTTTGTTACACTACCTAACTCACTTCTTTTAGTTTCAATCTCATTATTTAATCTTTCGTTGTTTTGAATACTTGCTTCGTTAGCATGGTATCTTTCAATATCAGATTCAACAGTTTCTAAATTCTTTTGTTGTAATTCTAAATCTTTATGTTGTGTAGCTAATTCTGCCTTTGCTCTATCTATAATGATTTTAGCTTTCTGATGTTTTTCTTTTAGTTCTTTATATTCATTATATTGTTCTTCTATACCTTCCCATCTATCTAACGTTTGTTGAATAGAGGTAGCATCTACTAATGCATCTGTAACTATTTGTTGTAATTCCGGCAATGCATTTTTTGCATTCATTGCATCTTTAACAAATGTATTATCACAACAAAACTTACAATTAGGGTCGTACTGATGATTATCTAAGTGTTTAATTTTTTCTTCTGCTAAACTCAAATATACTTTTGCATTTGAATATACTTTCTCTGCTTCTACTAATTTCTTTTGTTCTTCTTGTAAATTTGAATACGCGATTTCTATATCAATACCATCTGATTTAGCTTTTTGTTTAATAACATCCGAAAGTTCTTCAATCTTTTCACTATAAGTTTTAATATTGCTTTCTTTTGTTTCAATTACATTTTCAGTATTTTTTATGGCTCTCAAAACACCATCTCTCTTATCACTTAATTGTGTTACGTTTAAATTACCATCAATAGGAATTAACTGAGCAGATAATTCATTAATCTGTTCGTTTAATTCTTCTTGTCTATCTTCGTAACCTTCTTTCTCAATTTCTTCTTCTTCGTATAGTTCTTCTAATTCTTCTAACTTATTTTCTGCATTTGCCAATTCTGTTGTAAAATCAGTTCTCTTAAAATTTTTTAATAGAACTGCTACTTCTTTAATGTCTTCACTTGCTAAATCATACAATTTATCAAATACATTAATACCCATAAACTGAGCCAATAAATCTTTTCTTTCTGATTGTGATTTATCAATGAATAATGAATTGTTACCCTGTAAAGATAATGCAGTTAAAACGAAATCTTCGTATTTTCCTAAATAACTTTCAATCATCTTATCGGTATCTCTACGTTCTGTTCCGTTTAGTGATACTACTTCATCACCTTCCATTTTGTAAAACTGAACATCTACTTTAACAGCATCACCCTTCTTATTCATTTTAGCAGTTCTCTCAATAAAAAATCTTTCTTCATTGATTTCAAACTCTAACTTACAAAAGAATTCTGATTTACGATTATTTAATACATTTTGTGCTTTAAATGCTCTACTACTTTTATCAAAGATACAAAAAGATAATGCATCAAATAGAGAAGATTTACCACTAGCATTTGGAGCAAATACACCCAATAAACCTTTCATATTTTCAAAGTTTACTATGTTATTCTCACCATAACTGAACATATTAGAAAACTCAAACTTAATTGGTTTCCAAAGTATGTTTCTTACTAAATCATCATCAGTCAAACGTTTGTTTAACTTATTATTTAAATCTTCAATCTTACCTAATGTATCATCATCTAACATATAATTTCTAGTTAGATAATCTTTAATAAGACCCGATTGATATTGTGCATCGTTTACATTACCTACATTTAATTTACCATCCCTATTACCAGTCCTTAATCTTGCTAATGTATCGGTACGTGTGATCGTAAATTCATCAACCTTATATTTCTTTTTAATTTCGGTTGTTACTCTTTTCATATCTGATGCATCTGTCTTAGATACCAAAACTCTTAATCTTGGTTTCTTAGGCATATCGGTTACATCAGGTACTTCACCATTCTCTACCATTAAAGTATAATAACCATAATCATTTGGAACATCTGCATATTCAACTGATAAATCTTCTAAATTCCAAATAGCGTAACCATGTTCAGTTAATTTCTCACCATGATTTTGCTGAACTAATGAACCAGGATAGACTACTTTACATCCTTTTGGTGAAATCATTTGTTGCCTTCTATGAATATCACCTAAAAGAGCCAAATCATATCCATCAAACATTTCTGTTGTAAAATGACGAGAAGAAATAGTAAATCCTATATCGGTTGTTGCATCTAAAATAGGTCCGTGAAATAAAGCAATGTTAATTGTATCTGAATTTAACTCATCAAATTTCCAATTTTCTTTATCATCAAAGATAGAAAAAGTATCAAATCTAACTCCACCATAAACATAGGTAGAAGTATCTCTTAGATAAACTAAATTGGGTAAATTAAGTGCATCTACAATTGGACTCAATACGTCCAATCTACCTACGTTGTTAAGATTACAATCGTGGTTTCCTGCAATTAAAATGGTATGGGTTAATTCACTACACCTTTTAAGGAAGTAATTTATTTCATTTACTAACTCAGGTGACATTTCTAATTTAGCGTGTGCTAGGTCACCCGCTAAATAAATTAAGGAGTCTTCAACTCCTCTTTTCTTAATATCATCAAACAATCTATCAAAAACTTCTCTATACTCTTGATGTCTTTTTAAGTTTCTAATATGAATGTCTGCGATATGATAAATTCTTTTTATTTTATTCATATCTTATTTTAAAATGGAAGAACTTATATTATATAGTTTTTCTTTTAATAAGCTTTCCCAACTCAAAGTTACGGATTTTTTCTGATATTTCAAAATATTTTGGAAGGAAATTTCACCAGCATCTTTCTCATCTAACTTAATGTTTTTCACCGACTTTACATATGATTTAATTTTATCATATAAGTTTAACGCATCATCTTGAGCATCATTATCTAAACATATATAAACCATTTCAGGTTTTCTACTCTTTAATTCGTTATCTAACCTTTTTTGTATAAATTTACCCAATAACGGTATAGCATTTCTTTTTAGACCTATTGCATCAAATACACCCTCACATAAAGTAATAGGTGCATTCCAATTTACTTGATTTTCGAATACAATTACATCTTTACTAACAGGAGGATTTTTGTACTTTTGTTTTTCATCCACAAATATACTTCTTGCTATAAAGTAATTTAATTGATTATTTTTATCATAAGAAGGTATTATAATTCTACCAGCATACAAACCCGTTTTACAAAAACCAATGTTATATCTGATAATATGTTTTTTATTTATACCTCTTCTTTTTAAATATGCAATTGCTTGTCCTTCAATTGGAGATTCTAAATTATAACTTAAATCTAATGCAGAAATAAATTCTTCAGGTAATAATAAAGTTGAATGTGAATCATCTTCTTCATCAACCATTTCATCTAAATTTTCTAATATATCTTTTATTGTTGTAATCCAATCGTTATTATTCTTTTTTATTTTTTCTAATATCTTTGAATATGTTCCGGTAAAACTAGATAGATTAATTAAATCGGTATCATTCATACCAACTCTTTTTCCTAAATAATGTAAGTTACCACCCGCATTACAAGTCCAACAATGGAACTTATGTGATTTATCGTTTATCTGTAATTTTTGTTTGTGGTGATGACAAAATGGACAATAATACGCATACTCATTCTTTTTAAGAGTAAGATGTGAACCTAAATACTTGTCAAATAGTTGTATTATTTCCATTAATCAAATATACAAAAAAAATACCTTAAATAAAAAAGTTTTCTAGTTTCTTTTCTGTACTTCCCACTAAATTATAAGGTCTAAAATCTTGTACTTCTATAAATGTTGAATTAAATTGTTCTTTTTCAATTCCCCAACCCTCAATACAACTATAATAACCAAACGGATATTTTTTTGTAATTACTAAATCTAAATATTTTCCATTACCAACCCCAATTGTCATCAACACACAACTTTTACCATATCGGTTTAACTTTCTAAAATTTGCTACTAATCCTACAAAATATGTTTGATTACCTTCCGTTTCAACCCCCATATCAGGTAAGAACTCCTTTTTATCCCACCATCCTGTCTTTGTTAATTGATCGTATATTGTACCACTATTATCGTTTTGTAACTGCACACCATTGATTATTGCTTCTCTTTTGTGTACCCACTTTTTATATGATGATTGATTATGTTTAAGTGTTGCTTCCCAAAACTTTTTAGGATTACGTGCTTTATGATATGCTAATGCCCAAACCATTTGACCGTATGCTATTGAATGTCCTTTTGCAAACGAATATTTACGAAGATGTGTTAATTCTTCTAATACAGATTTATTATTACATCTTTCTTTAAATTCTTTTATTATATCCTGTCTTAAATTTGCAAATCCTCTACGATACCTATCTGCTTCTGAAAGTGTACATCCAACTGCCGATGATATAAATGTAAGTGCATCTTCATCATACACAAACATTGCTTTTCCATCTCTAAAATAACTTGCCTTTCTACCACCATCCGCTGCTGCAGGTCTGATAAGTGCTAATGCTAATGCAACATCGTACATATTCTTTGGTTGGATAGCTAGAATAGTTTTTCTCATTGTTCTACTCTCACTTTGTGTCAACCCTAATACATCACCACTACATAATAATTCTGATGTAAGTTTATCATCAAATGGATAATCACATAATTTAGTTTGTGGATCTAATTCTCTTAGTTGTGCTAACCCTCTATTACAAAGTAAATCAATTTTTATCCAATTGTTATCTTCAACATCGTATTTATCTACTGCTATTTGGTTTTCTTTTAAAATTAAATCTTCAGGTATACCATCTTTCCAAATTACAATACCACCACAATGTTTACTCCAATTTCGTTGTGTACCCATTAATTCTTCGGCAATCTGATAACACTTTTGTTGTGTTTCTTTGTCACTAAAAATCTTTTCTACTTTAAAATATTTGGGAACGAACTTGCGATAACCACATTGTCGGATTGCTTCTCTTAATGCAGTTTTTTCAGAATATTTTACTCTGTTTGAAATACGAGAAACCATATTAGGATATATCTCACCCACATCTGAAAGTATTGTATCTCTTACATCGTATGGTACATCAATATCAAAATCAGGCTGGTCTTCTCTTGTCCAATTTAAGAATCTTTCTAACGGAATATTTTCTTTTATGGGGTCTATATCGTGAATACCCATATAGTATGCTACCAATGAACTAGCACCACTTCCTCTTAATAACCAAAGTGAATTTCTTCGTTTGATAACTTGTACAATATCCCACACTTGTTTATAGGTTTCTACAAATCCCTTTGCCTCAATTATTTCAAACTCTTCTTTTAACCTTCTAACGTAATCAATGTGTGTTGGATATTCTTTTACAAATCGTTCTATCAACACTTTTGACATATAACTTATTCATCAAACCACTTATCTGGTATGGTTTTATCGGCATATTTAAAACCGTTTTTCTCACACCAATCTGCGTAAGTTGTTTTGGATTTTTTATTAATTTTGTTTTTGGAATTCGTAAATACAAAACGAATATCTAAATTAGGATTTTGTTCCTTTACTAATAAATGTTTCTTCCTATCTGCAAGAACAAATCTACCTTTCGTTTCTACCCTAATACCATTGGGTAACTTAAAATCAGGATTGTAAGTATGTTCAGAAGCAGGTATAATATAAGCCACTTTTTCGGACTCATATTCAACTTTAATACCTTTACTTTCGATTTGTTGGGATATAGACTCCTCAAGACCTGATTTAAATCCATTCTTTTTTCCTACCCATTTTGAACTTTTTTTTGTAACCTTTTTCTTTGTCATTAACCTTATGGATTTGTAGGTTTTTTGTATCTTTTCACAGAGTTAAATCCTGTAATATTTGCACCATTGTATTTATAATCGTTATTAATATCTAATGGATCAAAATCTGCGTTAGTTGTTTGTCCGCCTTCATTAATCATATTGAACAAACTAAAATTTTTATCACCAGGAGTTAAATTTGCAGTAAATCCTGAACTAGCATCACCCTTATATTTAACAGGTCTTTCTTGTGGAGTTATACCTTTAATAAAGTCAGTTGTTACAGGTGCAGTTCCACCTGCTGCTTTAGCATTATCAAACCCAACATATTCACCACCAAACTTTTTATTATCTTTGTAGGTATCTAATATTGAACCCTTCCATTGTACGCCATTTATTGCCATAGCTTAAATTCCTTTTGTTTTATATAAATATAATTATTTATTTTATTTCGTAATCTTCTCTTTTAAAATAGGTATTATTAAAATCTATATTTTTTCTAATTGGATATGCTTCATAAATTAATGGATTTTTTCCTAATCCCCAAAATCTGTTTTCAACATCCGTTCTTATAGTTCTATCACCAATTCTAGTATCTACTGATTTTGCGTATTCACCACTAACCGCCCAAAAATTACCTGTCATAAACCAAAACGGTTTATCCCAATCATATTCATGTTTACTTACACCATAAACATTATAATTTTTATTATCTAATATTTTTTTAATATTATCTATTTTTTCTAATAAAAAATAATTCATCATTTGTCTCCATGTAACAATTGAATTATAATTAGATTTATCAAAATGAGTAATTCCTTTTGTATGAATATAAATTATAATATCACTATCTTGAAATTTTTCCTTATCACCTTCTATAAGATTTAATGTACACCATTCTGAGTGGGCTGTTTGTAAATCTCTAATAATTCTTTTTTTATTTCTTAAAAAATGACATATATCATCTAACACTTTTATTTCATTCTCTAAACAAATTCCTATATTTAATTCGTAATCAAAATTAAAGTGTTTTTCTATTAATGAAATTTGTTCTTCTACTATTGGAAGTACACCTTGTTTTGCAAAAATGTTGTAATAAATTCTAACCATTATGTATCAAATCTAACTAAAAAGTTCACAGGTAAATCAGGCATTGATTTTACAGGTGTTGCTAATTTAGCTACTGCAACCATTTCCATATTTTCATCATATAACCCAATTGTTGTAATATAAGGTGCCACATAACTTCCAGTTGGATCAATTGATGAACTATATTCATATTCTAAAAACATATCCTTTTGGTATTTGTCACTATTTCTCCATTTTACCACATTATCACTAAATTTTTGTAACGAACACCCAATCAAACCATCCTCTAAAATTTCTCTAGCAAAAAAATCATAAATAGTGTTTGTATCTATTGCTAATGTTACTTCATTACCACCATCATCAGTATAACGTACAAATCCACCATCACCACCTAATAAATCTGCTGCAGATGCATCTATTTGATATTTGGTTATTGTATTTAGATATATTGTACCAACTTCAACATTAGTTTCTGTTATTGCAGTTGGATTTGTTGAAGCATTAAATTCATCTTCACCTACTACGATTAAATATTCGTTTTCATATATTGTATTTGTAGATTTAAACAATAAATCAAACGTAGGAATATCTTCTCTATTTCCACCTTCATTAGAATCACCTGTAATTATTACAATGCCATGTGAATATATAAGATTCCCTATAATTCCTTTTTCTAAATTTGAATTAGTAAATATTCCTAAAAATGTAATTTTATTTGTTTGAAAATTTACCAAAACATCTAAAAATATATCTTCGTCTTGCAACAACATGCTACCATTTTCTAAATTAATAGAAATAATTTTTAATACTATTTCATTATTTGTTGCATCTAAAAAATAAAAATCATCATTTTGAAAATCAATTGATATAAAATCAAATTCATTGAGATTTGATATTAAATTTCCAAATCCATCATCATATATTGTTTCATTTAAATTTTCATTATATAATTGAAATGATAATGGTTTTATTTCTTCTCCAAATTTAATTTGCGGAATAGTAAATACTAATGCTCTTTCTTTTAAATTACGTTGTTTCCCTAATTCATTTTCTGTGTAAATAGGCTTAAATGTACCATATGATATAAATGGATTTAATGAATTATTTGCATTATAATACATTGTTTTTAATTGATGATACAATCCATTTTCTTTCAACTGTTCGTCTGTTAAAGTTGAAATATCACTTGAACTATAATCTTTTGCAATTAATTTTTTTAACCACCCATCACTCTCAGTTGCAGCCCATCTTTTGTAAGCTTTAAATGGTCTAATATTAATATCTGATTTTGGTATCTGTTTTAACATATCGTATATAAATATCTCTTTAACTAAAAACCCACCAAAAGGTGGGTCATTAGGTTATATGTTATATTATAATTAGAAATCTAATTTAACTTTTAATAATAATTCTTTACTAAATGATTTTGCAATTGGTTGTGAAGTTTTTGCTACTGCTAATAATTCATTTGCATCGTTGTATAAACCTACTGTTGTAATGTAAGTCATAGGTTCAACCACAAATGTTGGTTCTGTAAATGAACCAGTAGCATCTACAAATGTTGGATTATTTGAGAAGTTAAATTCTCTATTATTAACTCTTACAAAATAATGTGCTGTTGATACATTTTCTATTCTTCTTGCTTCAAAATATTCACCCTTTTTAATTGCGTTGAATAATTTTTTATGGTTATATTCATCTGATATATAAGAACCAGATGGAGTTAATTCGCTACCTATTAAATTAGATAATGCACTAGGATTAAATACTAATACACCATAATCAGGATAAAATTTACCAAAACCATATCCGTTTGATGCAGTATAAGTTGAGATAGTAGCATCGTTATTTGTTCCTAAATTTAATGTTCCACTTACAATATTAAATTCATTTGTACCACTATTTGTGATATTGAATTTTTCACCACTATTATCAATAAATGTAAATTCTCCATTAGAACCACTTAAACTAATTTCCCAGTTTCCTGCATCTATTCTTTCTCTATAATTAGAACGTGCTACGTTAATTACATAGATATCATCCGATGCATATCCATCTTGAGTTGTTCCATCATAAAAACGGAATTTGTTTTCACCCGTATCTGTCAATAATGCTCTATATTGAAAATATGTAGCTTGTGTAGATAAAGTTGCATTAGGGTCAGCTGCTGTTGTTGGGGCTCCTGCACCACTAATATGTCCGTATGATACCGCAAATTCAACTCCTAAAGAAGAAGTTAATGCAGGATCTCCACTATATACGTTATAATAGTATTTACTTGCACTTGAACCATTATGACCAGCAATATTACTTGTAGAACCCGTATAAAACTCATATAAAGTTCCATTTCCGTTGCTCCATAATCCTGTAGTAACAATTTCATTTTTAGCTGGAACAATATCCGTTGTATTAAATGTTTTATATACAGAGTTTGTAGTTACTCCTGTTTCCATCACCAATTTTTCACCCGTTGTAAGGTAATTGTTGATAATTGCAGCTAATTGTGTTGTATCTAACACTCCATTAGCACTTTGTCTTTGTTGATTAAGATAATTTGCTAAATCGTTGGTTAATTGTGTACCAGTTGTTGAACCTAATGTTGCCATATCAATGTTTTATATTTTTATCCTGCTACATAAGTAACTGTTACTGGAATAGTTACACTACCACCAGTTTCATTACCAAATATAGTCAATGTTGTTATTAATGTTGAAGTTAATGAACTATTTGGAATAAACGTAAACGTTAAACCTCTTTCTACTTGTGCTGTTGCTGTTACACTATTAGTAAATGTTGTTGTAGTTGTTACGTTTGATAAACCTTCACCAACAATAGTTCCCGCATTTTTATTACCTAAAACAGCAGTGTATCCACCATTCTTATTCCCAGCAGGAGATGTAGAAGGATTAATAGGATATTGACCACCTGTTGTTTTTGCTGCAATCGAAGATACATTGATAGAAACAACTGGAATTTTTTGAGTTCCCTTTGGTAAAGTTACTAATTTATATTTTAATGCCTGAGTTTCATCAGGAGATGCTTCTAAAATTGGAGTTTTTAAAATTGCGTAATCATAAAAGGAAGAACCCTTTGGATGTCCCGTATCATATAAATCATAATCAATTTCATCATCACCCAACGCAAATTGTGTAATGTTCAAAGGTTGTCCTGCCGCTAATTTTTCTCTACCTTTTTTAGTTAAGATAGCGTCTACTGTAATTGTTGTGTTATCTAAGTATGCCATAGTTCGTTTATTATTCTTTTATAAATATATAAAATATTTTTTCTTTACATTATTTTTAATCAACTTCTAATATCGGTTCATTATTACTTCTACCTTGAGCGGTTACTCTTAATGTAGTTGGATTAGTTGTGAATGTTTCAACTGCTGCTTTACCATCTATCGTTGTATATGTAGTTTGTTTAGAACCAAAATAGTAAGAGTTTTGTAAACCTGTTGTTTTATCCCCAGTATAAATATAATGCGTAGGTAAATATCCACTTGCAGTTACTACATTAACAATGTTAGAATCTACTTCTAAACTTGATGATTGATTTAATTCTTGGATTATAAATTCAGTACGATATGATGGTACAACTACACTTTGTTGTGTATTTTGTACGTTTACTAATATACAATCTATTAAAGCATTTGTATTTATTTCTCTTGCCGAAAAATTGTATTCATTTCCAGGAATAGGTGCTAAAACTTGTTCTACACCATTTAAATCTGTATAATTTACGAATCCGGCGCCACTTAAAGGATTTATTGCAGTTGCATCTATATAATATCCTGAATTTATTTGAGTTATTGTTGGTGTCTGTTTAGTTACTAAAAATCCTCTAATTCCCTTAGATTTAAATACCCCATTTTCCTCGTAATGATATTTTCCATATCCATTTGTAAAATAAGTATTAAAACCATAATTAATATATTTTTCATCCATCCCAATAATCTGTCCTGCATTTAAAATATCCAATTCAGTTAATATAGATGCACTAATTCTATTATAATTAATAGTTCCATCATATGTAATCCAATCACCATTTGCAATATTATCTGTTATACCAAATATTTCAGCAGTATGTGTAATATTATCTGCACCAAAGTTATATATTTTAGATGCATCTAAATCTGCATCTTTTGATATAACATCACCATTAATTTTTTCAATAGATTCTGTTAAATTTAAAATACCTTCATTATAATCAAATGTAGAGTATAAATCAGTAATTTGCGTATCAGTTACAACACCTTCTAAACTTTCCGCCTGTACTGATGGTTTATTTCTTTTTACTTTACTCCTTTCCAAAAAGTGTGGTGCTATTAATAAACCAGTAGTAACAACTGCTCTAGCTGGTAACATTTCTCTTAAATTGATAAATAAAGATTTATCATAATATTTTACCAAACGTATAAATTCATATAAATTTCTTTCACCAACTCGTCTGAAATAATAGGTTCTTAATTCATCTAATTCAGGATATGTTGTATATCCGTATTCGTATTCCGGATTTCCTATATAATCATCTAAACTTTCACCACCCAATGATTTTGCAATATCCAAATCCAAATCTTTATTAGGTGAGAAAAATAATCCAACTCTATTAGAATCCTTTGCTGAAGTATCAAACGCTTTTTTGGTTGCTCTTTTTGTTGGCGATAAATTTGCTACTAAAGTTTGTTCTTCTAATCTTACTTTATTTGTATAGTATCTACTTGCACCGGTGTTAGGTATAACTAAAGAAATTTCTCTTTCATATACTTCATAGTTAAATGGATAATTAGTCTGAACACCAAACCCACTTGCACTCACATTTGTTACATAATCTAAATATGGTGCTACATTATTAATTGAACCGGTTAATGATAAATCTTGTGGTCTTTCAAAATCAAGTCTTATCAATAAATCATCAGTAGATGCTGAAATATGATTACCATTAATTGCTTCTGAATTTATAACATGATTATCAAACACACTTTCACTCAATGCTGTTTTCCAAATTCTTAATTCTTCTAAACTACCACTAAAACCATGTCCATTTCCACCAAAATAAAGTGAAGTATTATTAGTAAAATCAACACTACTTGTTATCCACTCACCTTGTGTTACAATTGTATCTTTATCATTTGAGGCAGCATATACTATAAATGAAGAACCACTTAATTGTGCCAATATTGTATGATAGTTACCATCATAAAAAGGATAAGAAGTAGAAACCTGATTTCCATTAATTGTAAATTTACCAAATATTCCATTTGTATTAATTACACTAATTCCCAATTCAAACCCACTTGCACTTATAAACGTATAGTTTTCTAATTCTGCAGGTTTTATTTTAAATTCAATTGCCTCAAATGTTGATGCTGTAACTGGAACTTCTATTTTTGCATTTGTATTATCAAATACTAAATTATGTGTTAAACTATTATAAATAAATTTAGGCGAATCCGTTACCGTATCTGTATTTGGTCCACCAAATTCTATAATAGATAAATTAGATGATGGAATACCATAACAAGTTAATAATGCATTTATACCTCTTATACTTCCTCTGTGCTTTAATAAATAAGGTAAGTTATTTGCAATTCTTCTCCAAATTTGTTTTGTTGCTTGTTGTGGTGTTATTAAAGTGTCATTATCACCTAAATAATTATCGGATGTAAGTGAACCTACAACTCCATCATTATTTACACCAAATGTATATTCCCAAAGTTGTTTATTTGAATTAAGATTTTTTGCATCCCACCCAAATGATTTCAAATATTGATATAAAAAATCATCATTAATACCAACTGTATTTGTTTCACTAATTTTCTTTTGTTCTGTGATTCCTTTGATATATGCCCAAATAATATCAAAATAATTACCAATCATATCTAAGAATAATAAAAATTCTGCATTATTACTATCTTCTATAATGTGTAATGGTAAATTTCTTTTTAATAAGTTGTTATTATCTTTATCATATGTACTTGCTAATTCATAATAATCTGCATATAAATTTGTAGTATTTGAATAATAACCAACAGGTTTTCCACTACTAAATCCACCCGATACAAATGAAGATGTGAATATACTTTGTGTAAGGTATGTTTCCCAACCATCAACACCGG